TCTATATATCTTAAATCATATAATTCTCTACAACTCAACTGTCTTATGTTGTGATGCAATATTGTTTGATCGCCAATATATAAGGCAACATGATTTAATTTTTCATCTGGCCCTTGCATAAGCAAAACATCATCATTAATAATATTATCTTTGGAAACTTCTTTAAAACCAGAACCAGTTAAAACTTTTTCAAAATATGGATTTTCGCAGAAAGTTTTTATACTCTTAGGTCTTTCCCAAAACTTTAAATTTATTTGTTTTTTATTAGAAAAATAATCTGTAATTAGACTCCAACAATCATGCTTGCCCCAAATCCAAGTGCGACCATATAAACCAGATGTATAACCTGATGGCTTAAAATCTATCCAGTTTTTTTGCTCAACACTATAGATATAAAAAGGTAAACCAAGATGCTCACATGATGCTTTATCTGCTTCAGATGGTAAGGCAGAACCGTAAGCATGAGAATGAATTATGCCAATAAGTTCTCCTTGATCTTCACAGTCTGCCCAATTATCTGGATCTATAACAAAAAATTCATCTGGTGACTCTGAAAGATTCTCACAAGGCCAATAAGTTTCTTTGCCTTTAATAATAGCCAACAAACCACAAGACTCTTTAGGTGCTTGTTTATCAGCGTGTATGGCAGCTTGCTCTTTCCAGTTCATGCGTTTACAAAAGTACCAACAGAGGGAAAATCTTTTCTAGTTACTTGTAATTTTGGACAACGAATATTATTTAAATCAAGAACACTAGCTAATTCAAACTGTACTATTTCTCTATTCTCTACAGCTTTTCTATCAATAAAATATATTTCCTGTGGTAACTCTGTTGTGCTTGATGGTGTACCAAATGGATTTTGATTTGATGGGAAATTTGCAGCGTCTAAAAATTGTGCCATTGTTCTATGTCTTATAAATTTTGCACCCTGCAAGTCATTAAATGGTGTTGTAGCGTTTGCTGTTGCCATCAATGCAGTAATAGTTCCAAGAATATTTGAAACTGTCAGAGTAGGTCTTGGCAGTGTTCCTTTGCCTGTATATTCAAACCCTTCAGCAATAATTGGAAACTTATCATAAGTATTACCTTGCCATATTATTGAAGCGTTACTATTCATGCCCACACCAGAATGAAAACGACTTACATTTGTTGAGCCATGCAATGCTGAAATAAGAGTTATGGAATATAACTCAATTATTGATTTATTAGATAAAGATTGAAGTTCTGCGGTAGGGATTGCCATTTATGGTTCAAATACCTCTTCAAAGGTTGTTGTGATTATAGACCTGTTGTTATATGGAATCTGTTTTGACCAAGATTTGCAGATAAATTTACCAGTACCAGATAAAGTTACAGAAACATTTCCTGAGTTTGATGCACTTGCAGCAGCCGTCACAGTGAAAGTATTATCATCAGCCGTTGTTGCAATAACAAAAGAACCATCAACAGCAGAACCAGAAGTATAATCAATCGTTACGACATCACCAAGAGCAAGGCCATGATTTGAAATGCTGATTGTAGATGTAGTGCCACTTTGAGAATAAGTACCTGTTTTTGTAAACCCTTCGGCTGGTGGGGTGAAATCAAAGCTTGCTTGATCGTTAACTCTGCTTCTCAAAAAAGCCTCAATGATGTCTGATTGCTCCTCAGAAACCACAAAAGTCAGGTCATATACTTTTGGGTCTTGTGTTAAGGGCAAGCCAAATAAAGCTCTGAACTGATAGCCATCACCTAAAGCTGTTGTTCTAACCTTTGGTGAACTTGTTTTTCTGAAGCCAGAATATGTTGGCTGGATTGATGGAAAAGTTGCCATTACCTACTTAATAAACCCCCTGCACGTTTTTCTTTGATAAGTTCTGCACGAATCGCAGCCCCTATTACATTACCTAAAGCCTGTGCATCTTGATTATTACCTGAGACAGAACTGCCAGACGCATCAACAGAAACATTAACAATATTAGTTGTACCTCCTCCAAGTTGGTTGTTTGGAATAATATTGCCACTTCTTGAACCCATCTGTAATAATTCTGGGCCTTTCTCACCAACTACAAACGCACCACCAGCAGAAACAGGGCCACCATTTGCTCTTGCAAAGGGATTTGCAACACCACCTAAAAAGCTAGATGCAACATTTCCAACAAGCCCTCCTCCTCCTCCTCCTCCTCTTCTTCCTCCAAACAAGCCACCTAAAAATCCACCTATTTTATTTCCTATTCCAGAAACAGCCCTTTGTATTGCAACCTCTACAAGTTTACGTTTGAGATCATTTAATACACTAACAGCCGCTTGAGCTAATGTTTTTGTACCCATGACAGCATCTGTAAGGTTAGAGACAATGCCTTGTTCTATACCTTGACCAATCTCCATAAACTTTTCTTTTAGTTGATCCGCTTCACTTTTTACATTTATTAGTGCATCTGCAAATTTATTAGAGCCAAGATTTAAGTTATCAACAAAAAAACTTGTTTCTCCTAAACTTTTATTAAATAATTCTGAGACAGTAACTTGTGATTCTATTGCTGTAACAGTTTCTTTTG